TCGCACAATGGATACACGATCAAAGTCACTGACTTCTACGACGGCACGAACGACAACGTGATTACCCGTCTCGATGTGCTGTTCGGCTGGGCGGCGACGTATCCAGAGCTGGCCGTCAAGTATTACACGGTCTAACATCGATCATTAACCACAAGCGCCGGGGTTCGCCTCGGCGTGTTTGGAGATACGCGAATGAACGATGTTTTTGTAACATGCATAAAAAATGGCCGGTTTGATCGGTTTGGGCGGCCGCTGGTTAGCGGATTGTCCTATACGCTTCAGTGGGGCTTGGCGCGCGATCTGTGGCTAGCCGGATATGTTTCTGTTACCGATTCGTCTGTATTTGACGCTAGCAGCGTTGATATCAGGCGTCCAAACCTCGCCGCAGAGCTTGCGGCGATTGGCATCTATAGCGGATATAGTGAATCCACATCTGCGCCAATGGGCGGCCCAGGCGCAGGAATGGGCGTATGTAATCCAGCCTATGTGCCCGACGGCCTTGTTGGGCTTTCCGGCTACACCGACAAAATGAATGCCAATTTTGGCAACTATATTCATCCTGCGTCCGGCTCTATCATGTGCTTTATCCCTCGCTACTGGTACAAGTGGGGCACCGGATCAAACGGCCTCGCTGTCAATCAGTGCTCGATTGTGCAGCACGATCCAAGATTGCAAGACTTCCTCATTGCCAGCGGATACGCTGTTGAAAGGGCGTTCTGGGATGGCGGGGCTATCAAGTCTGGCGTATTTGCAGATAAATACCTGTGCTCGAATAATGGTGGGATAGCAGCTTCGATAAAAAATGGCAACCCGCTATCGTCCAATAGTGCGCATAACCCGTTTGCTAGCCTCAATGGATCGCCGGCAAATGCCTATTACGGCGCGCTGGATGCTGCCAAAACACGCGGGTCGAAATTCTTCTGCTCTAGTCGATTCATATTCGCGGCCTTGGCGAGATTGTCCTATGCGCACGGACAGCAAAGCCCGAACACAACGTACTGCGCTTGGTACGACGCTACGAACAACTTTCCAAAGGGCTGCAATAATAATGCCCTGCGCGATAGCCAGGATGCGTCCGTCCTCTATGTCTCAGATGGGTATTCCTACTGCGCCCAGACGGGCAGCGCTGTTCCTTTCGAGAAAACCACCCACAACGGGCAGGCGTGCGGCGTGGCCGACCTAAATGGACTCATGTGGGAAATCAATCTCGGAATGACTTCCGACGGAACTGCCTATTACGCAGTAAAGACATCCGTTGCTATGAGTAGTCTAACCAGTGGAAATACTCTATCAACAGACGCCTGGGGTGCCAGTGGTCTAGCCGCAAATTACGACAATCTAGGAGCGACCGTCGGCGCCGCCGCAGCATCGTCCACGACTAAGAGCTTTGGCAATGCAGCGCAAGTGTTTAGCGAACTAGCAAGCGGTACTGGTTGGACTGCAACAGGTCTTGGAATTCCCCTTTTTGGCGGTGTCTTGGGCACAAACGCTTTTGGTAATGATGGGTTTTATGACTACCGCCCGAACGACATGTGCACGATCTCCGGCGGGCACTGGTACAGCAGCTCGTATGCCGGGGTCTGGGCGTCGCATCTCGGCGGTGCGCGGAGCACCTCGGGCGATAGCGTGGGGTTCCGCTGCGCAATCTATCCAACAACCTAATAGGAGACACTCATGCCATCGATTATCGAATACAAAAAAGTCATCACGCAGCAGAATACCTACGAATTACGAGAGGTCGAAGGAACAGAGCTATGCACTATCGGCGATACGACTTACTTCGTAATTCCTGGAACCGCACTGCCAACCGGCCAAGCAGCAGAGATTCAAAGCAGCATCAAGGCAACGGTAGTTACTACAGAGCTTAGGGCGCAGATTAAAGCCGCGTCTCCCCACTGCTGGCTAGTAAAAGAGCGCAGGAAGCAGGCTGTAATTGATGCAGGATACGATCAAGAAGATCAAAAAGCCTTACAGCTTGCCGGGATTTGTGTTGGAATCGGGTTTATTCAGCCAGACGATCCACGCATGGCAGCAGTGCTAGCTTATGCAACAGCCTGCAAGACTGCTGACGAAGCGGCAGCGGCAGCCTATACGATGCTTGGACTGTAGCGCACCCATAAATGACCACAGTTACCTACGCCGCCGAACACCTCTCGCGCCTGATCGAGCAAGGATTCGGCCATTACAGCCTGAAGCTATGCACGCGCGGCCTTGAGTCGCTGCGCCCGGACGGCCGAGAGCTTGATTTGTGCAAGCCTGACTCGTACGCAGAAACAGCGCATGACGGTCGGAAAGTGGCGTATTTGAGGGCGCGCGATGGCGATTGGTGCTCTGCGCAGAACCCGTATCCTGACGACATCACCCCCCCCCCATATGGCGATAAAACATGACAACTGCGCTACAGCTTGTAACCGCATCCTTGCGCAAACTCGGAGCGGTCGCGGCAGGAGAAACCCCAGACGCTGACGAGCAATCGGACGCGCTCGCATCGCTGAACCAGATTATCGCGAGCTGGAGCTTAAAAGGGCTCGCGCTATACCGGAGAGAGAATGCGGTATATACGCTCGTTCCGAGCCAGCAGGCCTATACCATCGGCAGCGGCGCGAACTTCGACGGCGCGCGCCCGGTTACGCTGCATGGGGCTTTTGTGACGCGCGGAGGCATTGACTACCCATTGTATATAATGACTCAAGACGAATGGAACGGGGTTCTGCAGAAATCGATGCAATCACAGCTCCCGGAAGCCGTCTATTACGAGCCGACATTTCCGCTCGGAACGCTGCGATTCTGGCGCACTCCTCTTGAGGCGCTGCCAGTTACACTCGCTATCGACATGCAGCTTTCTGCAATTGCAGCCATCGGAGACGCGATATCCCTGCCGCCAGGATACGAGCGCGCGTTGATCTACGCGCTGGCTGTCGATATTGCGCCGGAATACCAGGCCGTGACGTTGAGCAAAGCTGTGATCGACGCGGCAGACGAGGCGCTGGCGGACATCAAGCGGGCGAACAACACACAGAACCATCCTGCGAGGTTCGACATTGCGCTGTCCGGCGGATTGGGAATCGGCCAAGGAAGCGGGTCGTTAGCGCGCTTCATGGCTGGAATCTGACCAATGAGAATCCCACTCGCTGCCGACATCGAAAGCCGCGACGGCACGATGTCGGCAGGGGCGTTGCTCGTCAATGCAGCGGCGCAGATTGAGGGCGAGTCAGAAACGACAGTATTCAAGCGGGCTGGAGTCATTTCGCGCGGGTCGGTAACGGCTGGCACTGCGCAGTGCTTCACAGGACTAGCCGGGAAGGCCGTTGCGGTCGTTGGCGATCACGCCTTCACGCTGACCGTTGGTGATCCGATAATCGAGGATGCAGACGACGACCTGTCGCCGATATTTGCCGGACTGCAAGTGTCCGCGCGCGAGGCGGGCCAGGCAAGCAACGCGCGATCGCTGATGATCAAGACCGGCCGCGAAGCGTGGATTCTGACGCCGTGAGACTGCCACTCGCCACAGACCTGAAAACATCGATCAACGACACGACGAAAGACGCGCGCCTGATCAATGCGCATACGGAAATGCGCGGCGGAGTGCAGCGCGTCAAGAAGCGCCCTGGGGCTGTGGCTACCGGGTGGGATTTCACGACTCCGATACAGGGGCTTTTTGGTGGGTCGTTGCTGTACTTGATCTATGGCGACGAGTTTTCGATTGTTGATGTCGACAATCCTCCATCAGAAACCCTGATAGGCGATCTTGTCGGCGGATACTACGCAATGATTGACAACCCTCCCACGTTGCCTGGGCCTGGGGATGCGTATTGGAGCGCATCTCCCCCTGGGTCATCGCGATACGTGGCAACATTCAAACCTGGATATGGAATGGGAGACATTTACGGGGGGGCGAATATGCACCTTCCGCCAGGGGCTTCTGGGCCATGGTCTGGGGAGTTGCGCGGAGCAGTAGCCGCCAGTACGGCAGCGACTGTTAAAAGTTTTGACGAAACTATCACAGGATATGGCGGCGTGATTTGTTGGGCGTCATCAGGAGGAATTCCGCCAAACGGAAGCGGCCCGACGGCCAGATATTTGCCTGTCGGAATGTATGAGTCTGGGTCGGTGGTGATGGCGACTGACAGTCGCACTGCGACGGCAACTGTCAACTGGACATCTGGATATAATCCCGCGGCAGTTCCCGCTGTTGGTTCGCTTCTCGGGTATGACATTTTCTCAGGGCCGGCCGTTATCCTGACGAGGAAAACAAAGTCGTCGGCGACCATTACGTCATCCGGGGCCGTTGCAACCATTGGCGTTGGAGTTCTTAGCCCAGCAGCGATAAGCCGACGAATTGAAGTGTCTGGCGCAAACGAGCCTGAGTACAACGGGGTTTTTGACGTTTATCTGAACTCAAACCCTTTGGCCAGCTCGGCTACTGGCGCGCTTTACTACGACATGCCAGGAACGCCGGCCGCAAGCCCCGCGACAGGTTCTGTCACGGTCAAATACTTCTAAGGCCAGAAGATGACAACGCTTTCCGTGACCGTCGCGGGCCAACCGTTCGACATGCTCGGATACGT